TTGGCGGATTGAGTCGTACGGCAACGGCGGCTCTCCGTCAATTATTAGACGCAGGAACTTTATCAAACTTACCAGCAGGATTTAAACAGAGAGGTGTTAGAGTTAGAGATGAGGCAGCTCCAATACAACCAGGTGAGTTTAAAGATGTAGACGCACCAGGTGGATCACTACGTGATGCATTCTTTCCGTTACCATACAAAGAGCCATCACAGACATTATTAAATTTACTTGGTATTGTTGTTCAAGCTGGTCAGAGATTCGCGAGTATTGCTGACATGCAAGTGGGTGATGGTAATCAAGCAGCAGCAGTTGGAACAACGGTTGCATTATTAGAGCGTGGTTCAAGAGTTATGAGCGCAATACACAAAAGATGTTATGCAGCGATGAAAGAAGAATTTAAACTATTATCAAAAGTAGTATCACAATATCTGCCACCAGAATATCCTTACGATGTTGTTGGCGGTATGAGAAATGTCAAACAATCTGATTTTGATGATAGAGTTGATGTTGTGCCAGTTGCAGATCCAAATATATTCTCAATGTCACAAAGAATTACACTTGCACAGACACAATTACAGATAGCAACATCAAATCCACAGTTACATAACATGTATCAAATCTACAGAAACATGTATGAAGCGATTGGTGTAAAAAATGTTGATGCAGTTTTACCACCCCCTGCACCAAATATGCCGATGGATCCGAGTTTAGAACATATTAATGCACTAGCAGGCAAACCTTTTCAAGCTTTCCCTGGTCAAGATCACAGAGCACACATTACAGCTCACTTAAATTTTATGTCTACTAATATTGTAAGAAATAACCCTGCGGTTATGGCTGCGATACAAAAAAATATTTTGGAACACATTAGTTTAATGGCGCAAGAACAGGTGCAATTAGAATTTAGAGAGCAAATGCAACAGATGATGATGCTACAACAGCAGGCAGCTATGAATCCACAAGCACAAGCACAGCTTCAGGCGGTTACAAATGAGATTGAAGCTAGAAAATCTGTGTTGATTGCAGAGATGACAGAGGAATATATGAAAGAAGAGAAACAAATTACATCACAATTTGACAATGACCCTCTTCTAAAACTAAAATCACGTGAAGTTGACCTTCGTGCAATGGAAAATGAGCGAAAAAGAGACAACGATGAGGCTCAACAAGATCTTGCAAGAGCAAGATTGATGCAACAAGGTGATAATTTTGATGAAAAATTAGAACAGAACGAAGATTTAGCAAAATTACGTGCTGGAGTCAGCCTTGCAAAGACCGGAGTACAGCAAGCAGCAATAGTAACGGAGGATAATTAATGCCATTAAATAAAAAAGGTAAAAAAATTATGAAATCCATGAAGAAACAGTACGGTAAAAAGAAGGGTGAAAAGATATTCTATGCATCTAAGAACAAAGGTGTTATAAAAGGAGTAAAA